TATCCAAAGAACTACCACCGAAGCAAGGTGCACCACTTGAAGTAGTCCATTTGCCAACACCGCTACCAGAAGCCACTCCATCAACTCTCATTCTCATTTTGGAATGTGCACCAGAGTTAAGACCACCACGACCACTAACGGATTGACTCGCACCGAAACTTGGCATTAGTTTAACGCCTCCACAATGTATGTTTGAACCTGAACACCATTAGCCGCATTGCTAATTGAGAATCCAACAAAGAAATCTAAAGTTTGAGCCGCAGTTGAATCGAAACCCGCACCAACCGCAGGAGCGACTGCGGGACCAATTAAACTATCGCCAATATTTACTTGGTCAACCTGTGCCGCAGTCCTTGTTAGCATTACACCATTTAATTTTGCACTACCGATTAAGGTTGCCGATGTTCCACTTCCAACAGATCTACAGGTAATGAGTGCTTCATATACACAAGGGAGTGTCGTGTGTGCGATTGCATTTAATTGAACCGCACCAGAAGTAAAAGCCGCAACCGCACCAAGATTTGTTTGGAAAGTAATCGTGCCAGGAGTTGTAACCAAATTACTCACTCCCATATACGCTGTAACTCGAATTGTTCTTCCGATATACCACCAATTCGCAGGTAACGTAACCAAGCAACCGACAGGCAATACTGTCTTTGCGGTTGTGTATGTTGTGAAGTTTGTTCCCGCTACCTGTGCCGCAACTAATGTTTCTTGCCAAGTTTGTAATGACATTGTTTATGCTCCTTGCATTGGTAAAGTTAATGTGAACGCAGAGCAACTAACTAAAGCACCGATTCCGATTGCTACCGAGTTCAAAACGATATTTGATGTTGCAGTTCCAACAGAGCCATCCATTAAAACTGTATCATCAGATTTTGTAATTCTACACCACGATGCTGTTCCTGTAAAGACTGCTGTTCCCGATGTGATAGAGTTTGCTGTTGCAACCTTATCCACCGCACCAGCGAAAGCAGACGTATTGAACGTCAATGTAACCAAAAGATTTTGACCGCTTAATGTGGTTTCAGGCGTAGCAGGTTGAGCACCATCATAAATAAGTATCTTGCCCGAATTGAATAAAGCATTTGCATTATCCAATCTTGCGTTTGCTAATACTGTTGATGAACGAGTATTGACTGCCATAATTATCCTATTTTACTTCTGCTGAAACAATCTGACCAGCATCATTTCTATTTACCGTAATTGTTTTCTTTGATGGTTGTTCAATATTCACTATCGGTTTTTCAACTACGACATTAACTGGTGTTGGGGATACGTCAATCTTTATGTCTTGTGGTGCTATATTAACGACTGGTGCATCAACATTAACTACTGGTGAATCTACCGTTACATTTATTGGAGTAGGAGAAACATCAACCTTTACTTCTGGCGTAGTTACATTGACCACTGGTGCAACAGAATTAACATTAATCGTTGGCGGAACTATCTGAGAGAAAGCAAACAGTAATTGTTTTAAATCAGAACTTACTTGAGTTAAGGCATTGATTAAATCGTTGCTTCTCTTTTCCTCAATAGCCATTTTCTCAAGCATCAATCTATTTTCAATAAGATTAGATAACGGCATTATTGTCCTTCTTTAATCCAACCATAGCCATTTGATTGTCAAGATTCTTTTGGTCAACAACCGTTTGAGCATCTCTTTGTCGTTTCAATAATTCCATCTCACCTTGAACATCATCAACGAAAGGATGGTTAGCAAGAATGGTTTCTTCTGAAAGCATATCCTTGCTTGCAACAAGAGATTGAATCTTCTCTGACTCACTAAATATCATTGACTTATTAACCGTAAATGTAATCTTGTTTGAATCAAATTCCAAACCATCTCGTGTGTTGATGTAATTGGTTACAAACCAAACAAATTCTTTTAATGCTGATTTCAACTTGAGAATAAGTCTATCTGATTTCATATCCAATGGTGCGTAAAGAAACTTTAATGCTACACCACTTGGTGCGTGAGATACTCCAAGGGTTTTCTCCGACAAACTAATTCCTTCTCCAAAGTAGAATATCTCTGCCGTTGTTAATGCAAGAAAGCTCTCTTTCGCTACAACTGGAATCTCTGCCCTAAGTGTTTTTACATCTCCATCTTCTTCAACCGCAATAGCACCATCTTCTTTAATATTCTTTATTAACATTCCAAGTTCAGTTAATCCATTCGACATCTCTTGAGATAGATTAGATAGACCTTTGATTACGTATAATATCTCTTGGAAGTCCTCAATATCATTTGCCCAACCACCTTTAATCTTATCATACACATCAATAAGTGCTTTAATAGGCTTTAGGTCATTCGTTAAATTAGAGTTGTTCCACAGTAGCACAAATGGAACACGACCCCAAGAATGACTCTCTGTAACTGTTTTCTGACCATCCAGAACGAAGTCTGTTACCCAGTGAGGATAAGGATTAACGGTATAGTTGCCATCGTGAATGAAACTACCGTCTTCAATCTGCTCAAAGTATTCTACATTATCCTTTGACCACCATTCAACTTTATACAACTTCTTCTTGCCACCATCTTGAGCAATATAATCTACTCCGTAGAACCGAATGATATAAACAAGTTTATCTTGATACTGAGTATCGTAGATTGGAATAATCTGTTCTGCTGGAACTATGCAGAAGCGTAATTCACCATCTGGGTTAATATAGAAATGAACTGCTTCAAATGATTTCTTTGATGCACCGAGAACCCAATCATAAACTACATCATCAAACTTCTCAGTCATTTCATTGATGAGAACCGTTCTAAACGCAACTGCTTCTGCTTCTCCGTTTGCTTCACCTGCTATGTTAATCGTAATTGGATTACGTGCAATATAGTCTGCTTTTTGATTTACAAGGTTAGTGTGGAACGGATGAGGAATTACATTGTTTGACTTGGACTTATTATCTACAAGAATACCATCTCTAAAATACTGCCTCTTGCTTGTTAAAATATCGTGTTCGCAATTATAGTATCTAACACTATCTGCCATATCACGTTTTAACTTGGATGCAAGATTATCATTAATAAGGTCTTGCAATCTACTTGTATCAATAGAAATCTTATCGGACATCAGTTTCAGTTCGATTAGATTATTTATAGTCAATAGTCCGATTGTCATAGTTTATGCTTGTAAAATTGTTCCGACATTCTTTTCGATTATCTTTGAAAACGCATCGAACTGAACGTCAATAATAAATCTACTACCATTTTTCAAATTAACGGTTGTGAATCCACCTGTTGATTGATTGAAGTCAGACACTTGGTCTAAGTCAATAACAATCCAATCTATAACGCAAGTTTCGCTTACACCAACACCCATTTCAAGCAAGTCTAACTCGTTCTGACTTGGATTAGAGAATTGACAACGAGCCTTGATGAATACTTTCAATATCGACTTCCTCTTCTACTTTGCAGTAATCTTACTTTGCTTGGTCTTGAAAATCTCTCACAAGCATATCTGAGTGGGTCAATAATGTGATTGTAACCATCAACAGGTTCGTTGATTTGTCTGCCGTTCTTTGTTTCCCAAGCGTAGTTGTTAAACTCTAATATCGTATTGGTGCATCTTGGGTGTATGTTAATCTTAAACTGTTGTAAGAACTGAATACCATTCTTGATTGAATCTTTACCTTTTCTCGCACCCTTAATTCTTGGTATTCCCTGACTTCTAATCTCTGCTATACTCTTTGGTTCTGCCGAGTCTGCTATAATCATTTCTTTAGCACAACCCTTACGGGTAATCATCCTTGCAATATCATTGTTGAGCATACCCTTTTCGTAACTCTCGTCATAGATATAAATTTCTTTCAACTTATTATCTATCAGGAACATCACAAATCCTGTTGGGTCTGTCGTATATCCAAAGTCAAGTCCGAAGCCAGATTCAATGTATGGTTTGTCTTTCATTATCTCTCGATAATCAAATTCAATCTCAGACCAATCATCGAATATAAGCCCTTCTGCTTGACCCCAATTACCAAGTCCTTCTACATAGTATCGCCTTGGACTCGAAATCTTCATTGCTTCAAAGAACTGTCTATCAGCACCATCAAGGAACTCGTTGCACATATAATTCGTCTGCAACGTGAATATATCTTCGTGAGGATTGTCAAAGAACCGTTGTTTAATCCAATGCTTCTCGTTCCACGGATTAAGCGTTAATGTTATCTGTTTGTAAAGAGCATCTGGCAGTAATCCACGAATACTACCATCAATCATATTAAAGTCTGACTCAGCAGATATTTGGAACGCTTCTTCTATCCAGCACCAACACAAATATCCAACCTCTGCAACGATAGACGTAATACTCATTGGGTCGTCAAGACCACGAAACAATATCTTCTGTCCTGTTGGCTTGTAGATAATCTCCAATGGACTCATCTTCGCTTCCCAAGAGTTCTCTACGCCTAATCTCTTAATAGCCCATTTCAACTGAGTGAAAGTAGAATCCTTATGGTCTTTATACACCTTTCTAACAACAAGTGTATTAGACTCTGGATACTTCATCATATTGA